ATATTATATGATCCACCACGAACTGCAGATGCAGAGGTAGATGCAGCAATAATCTTAGAACCATTCTCTAATTCAAGAGATGCTTTGTTCCATGTTAAAACTCCCTGCTGCAACCATCTTGGTAGGTTCTCATATGCAGTTTGAAGTCTATCTAATAAATCCTTTGCAGTTGATGCTTTGTTAGCAAGAATTGCTATATTAATATTATCGTTAAAAATTGCATAATGAAGAAGATATGATACTACGATTGTAGACTTACCAGACTGTCTAGGTAACTTACAAATATTAAATCTATGACTATGAAATCTCTCCAGCATCGTCTCCTGGAAAGAATATGGTTTAAACGGTTGTAACCCGTAGTCAAGGGTAACTATGTTTATATACTTCTTCGCAAAATATATCGGATCGTCTATACATTTAGAAAACTCAAGAACTTGCTCCTGAGTAAACTCCTGAGTAGTATTTGCCTTCTTTAATAGGGGATTACCAAGATAATGATCAACTTTAGAGGCCATTTAATTTATTGATATCCATATCCCACAGCAGTACCTAAGACACTAGCGTCTGCTGCAAATATTGCTTCGGTTGATTTTTTCTCTACAAACTCAACAGTATTTCCTGGCATTGTAAAGGTTCCAATTGTTGTAGATCCTCCAACTTCATCAATAACAGATACTAATCTTGCAGTACCACCGTTATTAACAAGACGCACTACTGTCGCACTACCAAAAGTAGATGATCCAGCAGCGTCAGTGCCACATGCTGCTTGAGCTCCTTTTACGTTAGTTAACATGATTTTTTAATGTCCCGTAGTTCTATTTATTAAGCACTGTCTTGTGCTTTCTTTTCATCATCACGAACTTGCTTTGTTCCTTTAAGGAATTTTTCAAGATTCTTTTGAGACTTCTCATCACTTGCTCTTAACTTTTCGAGATTTGCTCTCATAGCATCAGCAATTTTACCTTCATCCATGAATCCTCTCAAAGATTTAAGAAGTTCTTCCTTCTTCACCTTGTTCAAATCTTTAATAGATCCTTTACCCTGTCTGATATTGGACTTACCATATGGATATCTTAATTCCATTTCTGGACTATCAGCAGACTTACGATACTGTGCTGGATTTCCTCTCTTACCTGCTTTCTTTCTATCTCCAAAATTGGCCTTATCCAACCTTCTACCATGCTTGTAAGCAAACCCTTTACTTACTTGACTACTTGCCATGTCTTTTTGAGCATCAGACATACCAGCAGTATGTGATGCAAAACGATTCTCATACTGAGGATGACCTTTTATGTTCTCCTCTCCACCATGCTTTTTAGCAAGAGCTTTTCTCTTCTTCTCATAATCAGGAGATTTAGTATTGTCATACTTTGCCTTTGCTTCCTTTACTTCATGATGACTCTTACCACATTTTTTACATGGGTCTTGACCACAATCACAGTCACATAATTCCTTAGATTCTTTAGTTACCTTAATGATTGGGTTCTTATCATTATCCCACTGTGCTTCTTGACTTGCAAGATCGTATCTATCAAACCAAATTACCTTTCCACCAGGATATACTTTGACAATTTCATCCTGAACGTCAGTCCTAGTTGGCATCTTTGCTTGAGGGAAGAACATTTTGAGGTTATACATCTTACCTCTCCAGTTCACACCAACCATAACGATGTTACCGAATTCTGATGGTAGCCTTACTGCTTCATCAATTGTCATGTGGAGTTCCTCCAGTCCTAGTTTGCGATCTATCTCTTTAGAGATGTCTTGTCTTTCTTTTGCTTTTGCTTTTGACTTTGCTATTGCAGCAGCACGTTTTGCAAATTGTTGTTTAACAGAAGACTGTGCCTTCTGAGCAGATTGAACAGTAGCAGCAGTATTAGACTTTTGCTTCTGAACATTCGCCAGTCTCTTATCATCAAGGGTTTCGTTAACCCATTGATCAGAAGCATGCATCTTAGGCATAACATCTTCTGGTCTAATAAGGTCAATAATCTCAGCAAATTTCTCACCAGTGCATGTACGGAGAACTACGTTCTCACCAAATCCACCTGGATCAACTGCTTGATCTCCACCATTCTCATTGTTGTCATCATCATCATTGTCATCAATTCCTACTAGACGACCTTTTCCACTGAGACGTTTCCCGTCAGGAATCTTCTTGCACTTTTTATCAGTATAGCAATAATACTGACCCTTTTTACAGGATTTATGCATGTGGTCTTCAAAGACATCGTTCTGAATCTCAGTAACAATAAGATCTACAATATTAAGTCCTTCAATCTGTGGATTGGGAGGAAGTTCTATTTTAGACTTCAATTTCTTTTTTGCCACAGCAACTTCGTTAGGATTTGACGATTTAGTCATATTCCTAATCTTAGACTGCTTTTTAGCATCTTTATGAGATTTTTTATCAATTGCAAAACTCGTCATTTTAAACGCAGTTTTTTTCTATTTATCTTCTTTCTCAGTTCTATTTTTCTTTAGCAACTTAGATAGTTCTGCTGTTGACCCAAAGAACATCGCATTAGTAACATTAGTTGGCCCTTTAGTATTGTCTTCTTCTACTTCTTTAATCTTTTTCTGGAGATCCATTAACTTATCTGTGGTATCTGCAACAGATTTAATAAGTTGTCCTACAACTTCAAATGCTCTTGCCTGACCTTGATCTACAGCAATCTCTAAAGCACTATCAAGTGCTTCTTGGCCCTTCTCTATAATACTGTAAAGATTACCACGAGTATACTCATAATCTTTATCAATATCAATCTCCTTTGACTTAGAAACTTTATCAGGTTTCTTAGGTTCTGTTACTACTTTAGATTCTACAGGGGTAATATCAAAAGTATCATTTAGATCTTCAAATTTGTCTTTCATGTTCCACTAAAACCAAAATCATCACCTGCTTCTACTAATGCATTATCTAGTGAAGTTATTCCCTTAACATCACTACCACGAACATGTTCAATAGCAGTTGTATTATAAGAAGCACGTTTTACATTTAACTTATTACCAGTAATAGATTCAATATACATTGTCTCATTATTAACATCAATAAATGTTAGTTCGGATAATCCTGCAGGATCATCTACTGGGATAATAGTAGCACCTGCAAGAACATCTTCTGCTAGATTTGCAATAACATCTCCAGTGTAATTCTTCGTAGCAACTGGTGTAGCATACGTAATCTGACGACCTGAACCATATGCTGCACTTCTTTCTCCAGGTGTAATACCAACAGATACCTTCTTGATAAGATCTTTTGGTGCAACTGGAACTGGTCCGAATAGGTATGTCTTAGCAGTAAAGTTTAAAGTATAAAGAAGAACTCTTCTCTCAGTATAATCTCCTTCATAATTATCTTCAAACCCAACATTCTCTAAAGTAATTGGTATATCTTTCTTTTCTCCAATACTCTCTACTAGGTCAATAGTAACTGTATAATTTGGTTGGAAATATGGAAGTATTTGTTCTACAATCTGTAAAGCATCATCATTCAAAAGAGTCATTATATTTAACTCAAATGTCATATTATAAGGAACTGGCATGTAGATCTTACGAACATCCTTTTTGTCAGTCTTGATGGCAGTAGTAAATGTTTGAGTAGCACCTAATTTCCTACTAGTATCATATTCAATACCAGTAAACTCAAAGGACATCCTAGGCAAACTCATAGATACTGGTTTATTCAGATCTGGTTGCTGTTCAATCCTTGCTAAAAACTTTTGGGTTGGGCCATATGCCAAAGGAACCTTAATAATAGCAGATGGATCATTAGCAGCAGCACCATCTCTATGGATAGTGATCCCATTAAATAGGGTTCCAAATGCGATTACAGTCTTTCTAAAAATTTGATGGTAAAAATGATCAAACATAATTATACATTTCCAAATGGGTTACTTTCACTAAAGTCTAAAAGATTATCTGCCTCAGACTCTATAGTAGTGTTCTGTGCAAATCCAGAATCTGGATTATCATCACTATTTAGATCACTTATAGCAAACTTTGTAGCAGTCTCTTGTCCAACAACATATTCACCTTTTACAAAGGTTCCAACAATTTGACCTACTCGCAACTCTCTAGTTACAGCATTCCAAGTTTTAACCTGTGCAGTTGCACTACTTGCAGTACCAACTATATCTTCTCCTCTATTAAATGTACCAGTTCCTCCAGTCTGTACTGGTGGTGCAATTAATATTTCTGGAGTATCAGTATACCATCCACCACAAGACTCATAAACAAGTGCTGTAACTGAACCTGCAGCAGATACAACAGCATGCACTACCGCTGGTATAGTTGTACTACCAATACCACTATATCCATCAGGTGCAAATGCTACCGTTGGTATTCCAATATATCCACCACCACCATTAGTGATAGTAATAATACCACAAACACCATCAGCAATATTTGCTACACCATATGCTCCACCTCCAGTTTCAGTCATGAAACCAACTCTAGGTGCAACAGTATATCCAGAACCTGGATTTGTTAGATCAACTGCTTGAACTCTTGATAGATCTTCATTTGGTTCACAGAAATCTACAAGTCCTGTAATCATTGATGCGATACCGACTGCGGTTTGTCCTCCTATGGGAGCAGAAGAAAATGCAACTTGAGGTGGTTGAATGTATCCAGAACCTCTTCTAGATATCATAATATTGCGAACACCACCATCAACTAAAGTTGTTACAGCAGTTGCTTGTGTTGCTATTCCAGCAAGAGTAAAGGATTGAATATAACCCTCTTCTTCCACATTATCATCAATAAAGTCGATTCCAGTATCCACCTCTTCGTCGTTGTATATGAATAGTTCACATCTCAATTCATAAACATAATTCTTCTTTAATTGGTAGAATGGTTTTTCATGCTCAACATACTTAATCTCAAACAATCTATCACCTAATGGGAAGTATATTAAATCACCCTCTTTTGGACGAGATGCTAACTTAACTCCCTTTAATGGTTCTATACGTTTTTGTATTTCTTCTTCATATCTCTCTCTAGAGATAATCAATGTTAGATCATCTAACTCTTGAACACCAAACTTAGATAGAAGTGTTCCTGCCCCAGAGTATCCATCAAAAGTCTCAACATATCCTTCTATGGGGATAGCATTAGCAAAGTTTGATCTAGATACCTCTTCCATCACGGATTTTTCATTACCAAAAATTCTTGGTATGTAATAAACTTCCACACCAAACATCTTCAGTTGTTCATTTATTAAATCCTGAACAAGATTCTGTTCTCCTTTAGATCCGTGTAGGAAAAATGGGTTAAGTGCCATGATCTTAACCTATCATATCTAGTGGTGGCAATTCGTGTGTAGAAGACATCTTTTCAATGATAGCATCTATTTCTCTTTGCCCATCATCTTGTATTTGTCTTCCATTCATCTCAATACCACCTGGTAATTTGACTCCTTGGAATTTGCTTAAATTTATACCCCATTGCTTTTTAATTAATGCGGTCAAATAAGGTTTTAAAAATCTATCATTCCAAATTTGATCTGATGTGGCAGGATCAAGTGCTCTATAACAATCTAGAATTAGATAGTTACCTGCAACCTGTGTTCTCCAATCAATATCAAGAAATAACTTATCTTCTCTTTGATTATATCGTATTTGCTTTTGTGTTGATAATAACCAATCTAAATCTTCCAGATAACTCTTTGTCATAGAGTAAGTCAATAATTCAGTTGATCCCAAATAGTAAATGTCATTCAAGAATAACTGATATTTAATACTGAACATTCCAGCAGAAAGTCCACCACCACCTTCAAATTTAAATACTTTTGATACACCCATAACTGAGGGTGGAACTTTTATAAAATTACCATTCTCATACCAATTAAAAGTTACATTCCCTTGACCAGGAATATTCTCTGTTACAGAAGTTGTAGCAATACCTACTTTACCTCCTTCATGTGGATACTGAACAGTACCCCTGTCTATATCATCTTGAGTTATTTTATACTTCAAGAATGCTTGAGTAGTACCATCAAAATGACGTTCATGGAATAATTGGATAGCATCATCCACCAGATCGTCAATCTGTTCTTCTGCAACATTGATCTCCAATACAGGAGAACCAAGTTGTCTCTTACAATAATCTACTAATCCTTGACGAGTGGTTGGTTTTGCCATCTTACTTATCTAACAGTTGTCCTAACATAGTTTTAATATCACCTATATCAGACTTCAACTCTCGAACTTGAGATTCGAGAGTTTGTACTTTGTCTAACTCATTTGATTTTGCTCTCTTTAGGGCAAGGTATTGTTCATGTCCTTTTTTATCGTTATTAATAATGGCATTGGTCTTAGTATCCCTTACGAGATAACTATGACCTTCAACCTTTAAAAAACGTGGATTGTACATAATTATGCTAATGCAATTGCCCTTAAATCACGTATCCTTGGTGGATATGCTTGATTTGTTCCAGTTCCAACAATCTTAATACTGAAGTATCTAAACTCAGGAAGATCGTCAATACTAAACTCATAATCGGTGAATGGAAGATCATCACTACCATGAGCAAGAACGTCCGTCTTAGGAATTCTCTTATCAGGTAGTCCATTGTTCTTAGCAATATCAACGATAGCACCATTGATATCCAAATTAGTATATCCAGGGAATGGATAGTAAATTGGATCAGATTCTAAATCATTTGATATTGAATAGAAGCACCTTATATCACTAGCAGTATTAGTATATGCTGCTAGTAAGACTTTAATCGAAGTAGCAGAATTCTCTAACGTAATTGGTTTGTTAGCGTAAATAAATGACGTTGGATCTTCAGTAATTGTAGATGCTCTAGAATCACCAGCATAATCGGTAATTGGGGCATTAACTCTATTACTAATAAGAACCATACCAACTCTATCCAAATCAATGACTGGAGAGATATCGTTATCTGAAGTAGACAACGTAAACGTTACTTCCATAGACTTATTACCAGGACGACTATCTAAACGATTAAGTTCATTAACTCGTGAGGCAATCATTCTTGGTGACTCAAGATACGTATCTTCATCAATATTAATTGGAGTTGCTTCAGTCTCAACAAAGGACTGTTCTACACCATCAATACTTGTAGCAGTAGTATTTTTCATCTCTGCTTTGATGTTAGTATCTGGTAATACCATTGTTTGAACAACAGGTCTTACTGCTTCAAACTGGATGTTCTGAGTTGCATGTATCTCTTCACCACCAGCAGACTTGGACTCATTGATAAACAATTTAGCAAATCCAATTCCAGTGCTACGATCTGTTCCATCAAGAGATGGATTGACCTTAATATAGTAAGAATCAAGAGTAATAGATCTTGCAGGAGTAGCATCTTGAAGATCATGTGTCTTGTTGATACGTCTCAAGGAGATTCCATTAACCTCATATTTCTCAACTGGTGTTTTAGCAGGGTAAGTAAATGGAGTTGTTTGATCAACAGATCTAGTAATTCCAGTTAATTGACCACCAGCAATTCCAGTATAAGAGATGATTTCATCATTAACCCTAACATATCCAGGGTTAGTAGCGGCAACACCAACATTCTCAAAGGTTTCAAATCCTGCAGTATTAGCAATACCAATTGCAGAAGAACTAGAGTTTGTATACTCTGCTGACAGAGTAGTTAACTTAGTATCTGAATGTACATCACTAATAATCACTCTATTGGTGTCTTGATGCATACCGTGGTTCTTATGGTTCACTTTAATATGCATACCATCTTCTTCCAAACTATTCAGTGCATAATCACTAATGTTTACATCAGAACCAAATCCAACGGATACCATAGTGGTAATTCCAGTAGAAGGACTGATAAACTGAAGTGGTTTTGTAGTACTAATTTCAAAATCACCTTGAATATCATCTAAAATTAATTCATTAATTCCAGTAACTGCGCCTAGTGATAGTTGCATATTTCTACCCAACTGATCATTACCAATTGTAGGTATTGATAGAACATCACCAATTTGGTATCCTGATCCACCAGCATTAATGGTTGCAGCAATAGCAACACCATTTACACCGTTAGATGTACCAACTGTAATGTCTGCAGTTGCGTTCTTACCAATTCCACTAAAGGAATCTAAAGCAACACCAGTAAAGGTAAACTGATTACCATCTGTCGGTGTATAACCGATACCTGCATTAATAATACTTAGATCACCAGTTGCAGAACCGCCAGCACCAACATAATTTGCGGATGCATTAGCATTCTTCTGAATAACTGTATTTCCAAGAACTAAACCACTAGTGTTTACAAGATCATCTGTTGTTACAATAAGTTTCTTAGAATTAAATTCTAAAGAATCCTTGACCAAAGTAGCAATTTGGTTATTACCTCTTGCTAGTTCTGGGTTGTAGAACGATATTGTTCCAGAATCTGAACTAAACTCAGCACTATAAAGATCAAACTTAAGATCTTCATACTGACTTGGGTTCCATGTTGAACCATTCTGTGACTTGAATAGAGATCCAAGAGATGGCTGTGCAGATACAATAACCTGCCTAGATTCTGGTTGTAGAAGAGTTGTAATGTCAACTTCACCCATTCTAGAGATCCAAACTGTATATTCGTTAGACTGTGATAGTAAAACGATAGCATGGTCTGTTTTAGGTTCTAAGTAAACAGGTGATGGGAATTTAACCGTAGTAGCTGTTCCAGCATCTGCTGACTCAAAAATCTCACTAGATTCTAAAATTGTTTCTCCGAAAGGATATACCTCTTCTGAAGGAACGCCAGCAACCATCGGTCTCAATTGTACCGTTACAGGTAGCAATGGATCTTTTGTTCTGAAGTAAAGGTCTACTTGCGTTACAAAAACTCCAGTTTCATTTTGAACTGAGAATGATTGTGCAAGAGGATCTTTACCGCCTCGAGCTGGTCTCCTTGGTGGCCTGGGGGGTGGATCGGGTGGCCTTGGTGGTGGTGGTGGTGGTGGAGGAGGTGGTGGTACTGGCCTTGGCCTTGGTGGAGGCGGTGGAGGCGTAGGCGTTGGCCTAGGTCTAGGTGGCCTCGGTGGTCTTGGCCTTGGAGGAGGACTTGGGGGTGGTGGTGGAGGTGGAGGTGGAGGGGGTAATGGTACTCTCGTTGTCTCACTACTTGTAGTTACAGCTTGTGTCGAAGTAACATCTGTTGCAGCACGGGATTCTGCAGTTGCTTGAATATCAAATCTAGGTCTTCTTGTGGATCTGATAGTCTCCTGCATATTATTAATAGTACCTGAAGCAAAGTATTGCTCTTCACCCATTGTTCCTGTCATTCCACCAATAGTACTATTAGTAGAATTACTTGTTAATCTGAATAATTTAGTTCCAACTTCAAATGATGGGTTGGATGTAATATTCGGATTAGGAATGAAGAATGATCCAAGAACTGTTCCTACATGGTCACTGAATAGTCTAATATTGATAATCTCTGCTTCACCAGTAGAACTTCTAAGTCTCATTCCTGTTCTTATAAAACCACTGTAGAGACCTTGTGTTTGGTCTGCTAGTGATACAGTATCTACGTTAACAAGAACTGAAGAACTTGAATAACTTGCTGGAACCGTATATGTATCATCATAAGGACTTGTTGTAAATACATCAGTTGGTGCAGCAATTGGTCCTATCTTATGATTGGATGTTGCAACTCTAAATGATATGCTAGGTGTTGCTGCATTAGTTGCGGTAACTGTACCTGCAGCCATTGTTCCATTAACAATCTGACCAACGGTGAATGTACCACTGATCATTCTAACTTCAATTAGTTTTGGTACAACAAATGCGTTTACATCTTGACCATCAAAGAATCCATAAAGTCTTGTCAATGGTTTGAATTTACGTCCTGTAAATTCAATGTTCCTAGACCTCATGAACGCAATGACAGAGGTACTTACTACCTTATCTCCTTCATTTACAGTATCAGTTTGTTCACTAACTCTAAGTCTTTCACCAGATCTGGTTGAAGTACCAGTTCTAGTAGTAGTTGTAGTAGTCGTAGTCTGGAATGAATTTGTAGTTACAATCTGACTTCCATTATTACTAGAAGTAGATCCTGTTTGTATTCTTTGTGAAGCTTGAGTGGCACTAGAACCAGTCCATGTAGTATTCCATGTACCCCATCTAACAGGTCCTAAACCAGTCTGTGGGTCATAACCATCAAATTCTAACTGTCTACGTGTTTGAGTATAGTTGTCAACCTCAATTCTCTGTGGTTGAAGTCTAACTTGGTCAATCCAAATATCCGATGATGGGAATAGTACAATATTACCTGTGTAAGTAGTTACAAGGTATGGAGTAACATTCTCAACCCTAGTAGCAAATCCTTGCCTAATCCATGCAGTATCAAAGTAATCAAGAGTTAATAATTGACCAGTTCTCTTAATACCGTTTCCAACTAAATCTGTAACAAATCTAGGATCAGCAGTTGGGTTTGCAGTTGTTCCTATACCAATTAAAGACCTAGAACCAATCAATAAATCAACTTCAGTAGTAAAGTGTGTTGGTCTTAGTTCAAGATTTGATGGGTCAACACTATTAGTTACCTTACCGAGTTTTAACTGAGTTGATGTTCCTGAGAAGTTATCAACGTAAATACCAGATTTAAATCTTGTTAAACCAGCATTATCAGGAATAAACAGACTTTCTGTATTAGATTCTAGAAGAGAGAGTGCAGTGTAGTACTCTAAGTTCTGGATTCTATCTTCCAATAATGCAATATCTTGCATCCTATATCTCTTATGAGATTTAAGTTGTACTTCTACATTCTCAGTGTTACAGATATATGGAGGTAATTTACATAAAGCAACTTCCAACGCATCCTCAATAGGAATAGGTGGAACTGGTGTATCAGAAGGAATACCCTTAATTAATTGGAATTGACCATTCTTAGTTAAGTATATTCTATCAATTCTTGGTTGATAATATGAATACTGAATATTAATTGACTCATCAGATGCTAAAATATTCTTAGCAGAGTTTGTAGCATCAGAAAATACCCTTGCATCAAATTCAAATGGAGATAATGCAGTTGAATCTAAATTAAAATTAGTTACTCTTGGTCTAATATCAATAATATCACTTAATCGTGTACCTTCTTTAACATTAGGCAATACACAATAATCAATTTGATCATAAGAAGAAACTGTAGTTATATCACCATCATCAGTAGATGCATATTCTGCAGATTCAAAAATAACTCTTATCTTCTTTCTAGGATCTTTAGAATTAGGTTTTCTAATAAGACGTGAATAGTCACAAATGGTTTCTCTTTGTCCACTATCTAAAGAGAACCTATCCATAATGTTATTATCACCAGGATCAAAATCATTAATAGTAGCAGTTATACCACTCTCAACAAATTCAATTTGCTCATTTAACTCAAATCTTAAATCACTTAAGTATACAAATGCTGCCTTAGCACTGTTAATTCTTTCAATATAAAGACCTATTGCACCTGTTGTTTTACCAACAAATTCTTCACCAGCAATTAAATCATCAACACGTCCAGTTGGACCATTCATGTTGAATACAGTAACAGATGGAATCAATGGATCTTCAATACCACCAGATTCAAATACACCATAAACTTTAGTTACATCTGGTTCCCCAAGACAAACATCTTTATCCTGAACTCTTAGTCCATAACCATAATTACCATATGACAATCCATCATTTAATGATGTTGTACCAACACCAGAAGTTACTAATTTGGACTTATTAACAATAATTGAGTTTGTTCTTATTCTATTCTTAACTTTATTCTTAATATTAATCTTATTAAGAGTAGCAACTAATCTTGCAGATCCAGCAGTAGCAGATAATCCAAATATTCTTAATTCTCTACCACCATTAGTAAAACGTAGTTTATCTGGAGTTAATTCTTCAGTAACACCTGCATCATTAGTTAAAACATATCTTTCTTCATCATATGCTAAGAAACTCTCATTCTGCCCTGCTTGTATTGTATTAGTAGCATTAGCAGTAATAGTTACATCATATTCCTTCCTAATTGTGATATTAGACTCTGTTAAATCAACATTAGCAACCCATGATTTAGGTAGTGGTGTATAAAGACTATTATCTGTAGATGACTGAAATTTAGATCCTATTAACTGGAAGTCAACTGGTTGAGCTGCTGCAGCAGGAAGACCGCCATCACAAACACCTGCAACTGTAGTTATACCCGCAATAATAATATTACTATCATCAGTATAACTATCAACTACAGCATATGTCTTAACAGTCGTTCCACCCAATAAAGGATTAGTGAACGATACTAAATCACCTGCTTTTACCTTATTTCTAAATCCACCACCAGTAACTGTAACTGTTGATATTCCAGGTGCTGTTCCAGATTTAGGAGTAATATTTACATTACCATAAGAAATCTTTGTAAATTGTTTAACATCAGCATTAAATGTACCAACACCAACTGAACTATGAATAGATTCAACAGAAGCTATAGAATGTGCAGTTATTGCTGTTGCAATTCTATTATTGTCTACTCCATTAAAGATTAGTTTTTCACCTGGTGTAAATGCTCCAATTGAGTTATATGCAGTTATAATTCCAGTAGTAGTTCCAAATCTCAAGTGTGCTGTTGCACCACTAGATTTACCTTTAATGTAAGTAGGTACAGTTAAAGTTATTGCTTGGTTTACCGTTAATTCTGTATATGGTTGAATATCGTAAAGTGTGGCATCAAATTCATTAGTTGCAGGAAGTGCTGCTGAATATGATCCAGACTCTAATGCATAATCATATACTCTTGCAACACCAATCTCTTTACCTGCTGCAACATGAGCAACAGCACCAATTCTCTCATCTCTAAGACTAATACTAGAAGTTGTTGTAAATCCTATTCTAGGACAACCATATGCTCTATTAAGAGTTAAAGTTGGTCCTGTATAGTAATTTACTGCTTGATTTTTTAATACCTTCTTTACTCTTGTCTTCTCAAAGTCCAAATATACAACATTTCTTACAGGAACTTCAAATCCCTTAATAAATGCTTTACCTGGAGATATTTTATATGTACCTAAATCCGAACTTGGTGTGTTATTACCATAAGTTAATTGATTTATACCAAATACACCATTATTTCCCTTATTATCATTTAATGATTCTTTTGCAGAGATTGTGAATGGTTTTACATAGAAATCACCAGCATGACTATATGTTCTTCTTGCTAACTCATTTCCAAGTTCATTATACTTAATCTTATCATCAATATGAGATATTGAACCTCCATTGATAACCATCAACTCAACAAAGTTCTCATTCTTTTCAGATTCTATAGACCTCTTACCTAACTTTACACTAATTTTTAATCTATCTGCACCAGGAGCAGCAAAGTTATTAAATCCTTTAGCATTATCAGTCAAAGACGAGTCTTTACTAGATGTAACTATCTCCTCAGTTATTTCTAAACCAACTCTATATGTTGGATTCTCATCATGAGGATCAAGAACCAACATCTCATCATTAACTCTTATAAACTGTCCCCTTATAAAATATACACCTGCTGATAAAAATACTGCAGATCCAACTGATGTAGCCTTGGTCGGAGCGGTTTTAGCACAACCTTGACCTGCCTGTAGAGTTAATTGTGCAACTTCAGATACTACATTTTCCTTAAGTAGTAAAGTCTCATCATCATCAAAAACATCTTTATCATTAACACCAGAACTAAGATAACTTACAAATAGAGTAACATATCCCCTTGGAGAAAATTCTTCCTCCATATAATCTACAATCTTTGCCTTTACATTGGAATTAGATCCAACAACTATCTCATCTAGTATATCTTCAGTATAACCTGTTATATCTGTACCTAAAAAGCTTGCTTCAACTTCAACAGCAAATAAGTTATTATTAAAATTTATTTGCCCAGGAATAACACAAGATCCTTCCTTAAACAGATGAGTTCCTACTTGCTCTACCTGATTTTGGAGGATCGATTGTAATGTTGTTAATTCTCTAGCCTGAATTGGCAATCCTGGCTTGAATAATACCTTATGGAAATCCTTATTCGCATCAAAATCGTCAAAATAAGGCGATACGTTGAGATTAGTTTCTTGTGCCATATCTTTTAAATGATTCCCTTAGAATTGCAAAATGACTTTAATGTCTTCTCGCTGGTTAGCAGACCTAGTAATAGAAGGTCTATTATCAACGTAAAGTATAGTACCACTGTACTTTTCAATTTCTGGATTCGCCACACCTTTAATAAATGTCTGACCCAGATAATATGTTTTATTATTTATGACGGTACTTATACCAGGATTACTGATTGATCCGAATCCGTTGTCTATATATAAGTCTTTCGTACCACCTACAATTTTCAAAGTACCACCAGAAGCGGTAGTTCCAGTAAAACTATTTAATCCATACCCATATGTAGGAGATGTCTTTTGAGTACCATCAGTATTAAATCCGACTAAAGATCTATCCTGCCAATACCTAAGAACACCAGTAGTTTTATCGTAAGATACGACTCTTCCAACAGCAGTTTGACCTGTTCCTACCTGTTGAGTAACATATGAATTTGATTCAAATGAAGTAGTCTTATAATCATCATCATTTGGAGATAATCCTTTTAAAATTACTCCATTAATAGCACTAGCTCTATCATCTGTAATAGTAGAAGTAGATTCAAATGCTTTTGGATTTTCAACAATTCCAATCCTAGCAACCTTTGTTCCTGTAACAAAATCGGGGTTTGAATCATCGTTCTCAATTCTTGAGAATATTAGAACATTAGATGCACCTAATTCTCTATAAATGTCAAATCCATGACCTCCTGATGGAGGAACAATAATGTTAAAAATTGGTGTAGTGTTACCAACAGGAACATTACCTGCAACTAAATCAACTGATCCATAAGTATAACCACTACCACCATTTGAGATAGTAATTGATTCTACTTTAGAGTCGTTATTAATAACAATAGTACATTCTGCACCAGTTCCATCACCTTTAATTGGAACCCTTGTATATGTCGTGTTAGCAGGACCAACAAGGTATCCTCTATTAGCGATAGTAGCAACCTTTATTTGACCACTTGTTTTAGCGTTATTCCTAATAGGTGTATAATCACTATTTGTCTCCCAATCTACAGGTAGAGGAACAAAATTAAGACTATCAAACTTGATGATGTCTGAAGGACTGATAGTATAAAGATACTTCCACACATAACCATCACCACTGGTCCCAGCCACTCTTGGTTCCAAATCTGTAAATTTAGGTTCATCAAGCGAAGGTTTGCCATTTGGGTTCTCTGGGTCAATACCGTTATGTAAGCAAATATAAACTCTAAACTCACTATTTACAACATAAAAGTTAGAAGAATATAAACTAGTCTTATTTGAAGAATCTGATAGATTATTTCTGTTTATGTCATGTCTATACATGTCATAAATTGTTGCTGATGCCCAAGACAACTTCCTAACAACAGGTCTAATGTCATCAGCAGAGATCTTCTTCATTGCGATCATAGTGTCCCAATAGAAGTTCTCGTCATCAAAACAGTCCCTAGGAGCAGGAGGACTACTGTCCCAGTCAGACTTGCTTTCTACAGCATTTGGGAGACCTATGAAGGTATAGTAAGAATCTGTCGAGGAACGAATCTTATCTATAAACGTTCTCGCATTCTTAATTCTCAACTGATCAGTTATAATCGCAGCCATTTTTTAGAATTTAAGATTTGCTATGTTTTATTTATTATGAAATAATATAACCCTTATACCGAAGTGGATTTTTTCTTCGGAGAACTGGGTTAGATCCAATACCAGACTGACTGGTTCCATGAACTGCTTCAAATGTTTGTTTTGTTCCTAATCTGATAGTTAGATTAACTTTACCCCAAGTATAATCACCATAACTTGCAGTTGTACCATATCCAACTACATTTGTAAAGTTAGCAATCTTAGCAACAACAGTTGTAACCGTAGTTGCAATACCAACAGAAGTTCCACTTATTTCAGGTGGAATGAACCTAGTATTATGAGAGTAGTGAGCAACTTCAAAAGTTGCATCCATACAAGTAGTGCCAATTCCAAGAACAGAATTATCTGCTTTTAGACTTGTAACAGGACCATTGACACCTGTTCCTGTAACATTGAATAGATATCCAGTTTGAATTCCACTTTGTACTAAAGAGAATCCAGACTTTAATTTAGAATCCTGAGGTATATAGAAGTCAAATGTTATTCCAGTGGATGCAACACCAACAATAGTAGTTGTACCAATACCAACAATTATTCCATAATCACCTTCAATAGTTGTTTTTGGTACTTCCTCAAGTTTCCTTGATGGAGGAGCAATCATCACTTCTGGTCCACTAATAGCACCAACATTAAATTTAATTGGAGTTGTAAGTGCCCATCTTCTATTGGTAGTACCTAATCCAACATTATCATATATGTCAACGGATAATTGGTCACCTGGTTGATAACCAGTACCACCTTCAACAACTGCTACAGAAGATACTTCATAGTTTAAAGTACTAATATCAAGATTACATGTAGCACCTCTACCAGATCCAGTTACAGTATTTAATTTAGCACCCAACATTACATTAGTTCCACTATCTAAGAATGGGAATCCAATACCATTTTGAGCAACAGTGAGAGATGTTAATGGTCCATATATGTAACCAGTTCCACCCATACCAATAGAAACTCCAGTAACAGTTCCACCTGCACCAATAGTTGCAGTAGCAATAGCAGCAGTTGCAACTCCAACAACATCGAATGGTTTTTGAACTGTAACTAATGGAGCAGCAGTATATCCAAAACCAGGATTTGTAACACTGATAGAATTAACAGAACCAGTATTAATGTCTATTGTAGAAGTTGCAGTTGCATATACCAATTCTTCTTGAGTAATAAGTTGCATCTTCTCCTTATCTGCAACTAACATTGCTTCCTTAGGATCATCAAATATAGATCTCAAAGAGTATACAAATACAGAACTAGAATTAACACCAACAGTCTCAAGAATATTTGTTTGTGGGTTAATTACTGGTTCATAATAAACTCTATCTTTACCAACCTCATTAGTATCAATAATCTTATCAACATCTTGCTTAGACCAAGAAATTGGTCTTGCTAATAGTTCATCTGCTGTAACACCTTGTCCTGCATAGTTATTGGTTGTAATAGTATCTGCTGACTTAACATCCATAACAAGACGTTCATCTTGATTAAATGTAACATCAACATCACTATAAAGTTGAACATCATCACCAACTTTAAGTGTAGGTAAAACATCAACTTCTCTAACATCAATGGTCTGTGTGCCAGTGTACATTAATAGTTTACACTTATCACCAAGTGTAGTAAATCCAGTTACACCACCCTTAGGTGCTTCTGAGAATCTAAGAGTACTACCTCCAGTAAAGGTATAACCTTCTCCAGGGGTCTGTAATATATCATTAACAAATACCAATAGGTTAGATTGTAGATTAATACCAGCATTTGCTCTTGCAAAGAATGATATTCTGTCACCATTAACTGATAATGGGAATAGTCTTCTAGTTCCATTAAAGTAAGAAGTAATTTCATCAAGAACTAAGAAATCACCAACATTCCATCCAGAGAATTTGGATGCGTAAGTTTCATCAACAGTTAATTGGAATTCTCTATAAGATCCAACTCCAACAAACTCATGAACATATCTCTTACCAACAGGAGCCATACCAACATTCATCTTAATTGTTGTTGAAGTTGTAGAAGCAATACCAACACCACCATAAATTGGATCAGTTGTTCTTGGATATGCGTTTATAGAACCATAATCATCACTAGAACAAGTAAAGAGTAAAGATTCATTTGCAAGTCTAACTCTTTCTCCTGTATGTAAATTATGCTGTCCTACAGTTAAAGTCATCCATCCAGTAAGTCCATTATAATCAGCGTCAATAACCTTGAATCTGCGCTCAGAAGGTGCTTTACCAATATTAACACTAATTGTATTAGCAGTTGTTGATCCAACCGATACAGCGTTATTGTGATAAGGATCAGAAGTACTAATACCAGACTTACCAACATTAATTGTAATACTAGTTGGAGTCGTTCCTGCAATACCTATAGTTGCATTATTTGCAGGATCAGATGTACGTGGATAAGAATGTTCGGTACGATGATCATCCAAATCACAAGTAAATGTCATTGATTCGGTGATAATACCAACTGTATTAGAACCTGCAACCAATTTATGATAAGAAGTTCCAACATTAACTGTAATGGTATCTAAAGTTGTTGCTGCAATTGCTACATTACTTAATCCATGAATAGGATCTTTTGCACGAGGATAAGATTGAACACTACCATAATTATCTCTAGAACATGTAAATGCTAGAGATCCAGTAGAGATACCAATTGTATTTGATGTTGTAAGATTATGATTAGACTTACCAACAAGAACTTTTAATGTTTTTGTAGTTGTTGATGCAATAGCAACTGTTGATAAGTTGTGTATTGGATCTGTTGTACGTGGATAGGTCTTACTTGAAGCATAGTCATCTCTAGCACACTTAAATGCTAGTGAGTTTGTAGCAATACCAAGGGTATTTGATGTTGTAAGGTTGTGATCTGCGACGAATGTTAATTCTAATTCACCAGTAGAAGGTTCGTATGTTGCAAAGTTAGGACTTAGTTTAGTACCACCTGTCCAAACACCAACTGTAACAGCATTAGTTAAAGTACTTGATGCCGCATCAAATGTATGTGCATAATTGTTATTGAAGTTTAATACTAAATCTCCACTAACTGGATTATATTGAGCATCTCTAGGAGTTAACTTATCTCCACCAGTCCAAACACCAACTGTAACAGCATCATCTAAATTACTAGATCCTGCTACAAATTTATGACCATAATTGTAATTAAAGTCTAATACAAGATTTCCATCAACACCATTATAAGATGCTCCTGTAGGTTTAAGAGCATTGCCAGTGTTAGGAACAATAGAATCATCAAGTGCTCTTATAAACTTATGTACATTCTTAGTAGCACGAGGATAACTGTGCTCACTTGAATAGTCATCCATTTCACACTTAAATGTAAGTCCATTATCACTTAATCTAATAGATTCCCCTGCCTTCTTAAGACCATTTGAATCTGCAGAGACAAATGCATGTGTATAATTACCACCTGTTCTAACTGCATTAGTTGCACTGCTAAGTCCAGCAACAAATCTATGATCAGAATCAGTTCCAATACCAACAAAGAGTGTAATTGTCGTGTTGCCTATACCAGTAATAGGTGTACCAACTCCAGCAATAGGATCAGTTCCTGCACGAGGATATTGGTGAGTAGTTGCGTAGTTGTCCTGAGAGCACTGGAAGTTAATACTATTAGGCGCAATCAATACTGGTTCTCCTGCCTTCTGTAGACCATTTGTATAGGCAGAGACGAAGGTATGAGGATTGTTTATACCTAAAGTAGCAGTTCCAACTCCAACATTGAAGGTATCATCAGTAACACCAGAGATAACAATAAATTTACCACTAATTGGGTCAGTAATAGTTGAACCAGTACCTACAGAACGAGGATAAGACTTAGTACCACCACTACCAAAGTTACAACTGAATGATATTGATCCATCTTCAAACTTAACTCTATCACCGTTAGAGAATCCATGAGAAGGAACGGTACATGTCATTATACCTGCCATTGGATCATATATGGCATTAGTTACTGTGTAATTACTTGGTCCTATAAGATCATGCTCTCCAATTGCAAGAGTCATATATCCAGTGGTTGAATTATATTCAGCACCAACAGGTGTATAGTAAACAGTGCCAGACGCACCAACCATAACCTCAATATTACTTGTTACTACACCAACAACAGGTAACCACTTATTGCTGCTAGGATCAGTTGCTCTTGGATAAGAATGGGTAGTTGAATTACCATCCATTGCACATGTAAAGCTTATAGAATTATCATTAAATCTAACTCTGTCACCAGTCTGGAGTGCATTTAATGTTGTAATGCCTGATAATGTTAATGTCATACCACCAGTACCAGCATTATACAATGCATGAGTCACTGTATAGTCCTCAGAACCCTTCAATCCATGATTAGGGATCGTAAGTACCATTTCACCAGTTTCAGGAGTATACGTAGCGTTATCAACACTATGACCAACAGTAGCAGATGTACCAACATTGATAGTAATTGTATTAGTATCTTTTGCAGTAATTGCAGTTACACCATAACCAAGAATAGGATCACCAGATCTTGGATAAGCATGTTGAGTTGCTTGACCATCCATCATACAGTTGAATACAATTCCACCAGTATCAATACCAACTGTTTGACTAGTTGTATATGGGTGACCTGCAATGGTTAGAACCATATCACCAGTATTTGCATTATAAGTTGCATCAGTTGGAGTAAATGCAGCAGCACCTGTTACTTTAACAGCGTTAGAAGTTGCAGTTACGAATGTATGATCATATGCACCACCACTTATAACAGCACTATTTGCAGCACCAACAAATGTATGTGGATAACGACCACCAGAGACTACTGGGTTAACTGAGTTTGTTGTATTAGTAGCAAATGTTGGAATACCAACCGTACCACCAATAGCAACAGTTAAGATGTCACCTGAACCATATGCATATCCAAATCTATTAACTTCAAAATTAGCAACACCAGTTACATTACTGACTTCAATATCAACAGATGCACCAGTTCCTAGTCCAGTTATTGTATTATCATCAGAGTAAATTAGTGGAACATCCTCATAACCAAGAGGAGAATCAAATCTAACATCGATTGATTGTGTAACTTCACCTGCTCTCTTATAAGAATGGAGATAAGGAGAACTACCAGAATCACATTCAAAGGTATACTCATCAAGAATATTAGTTACTGCAGTTCCATCAAATGCAACATCCTGACTAGATGGCATGCTATTAACTGCTCTAGGTGCAAGAATAATCTCTTCAAGGTATCCACCAGACTTATAATATGTTGGAACATTAGCAACACCAACATTGATTTCAAACTCTGTATTAGAATTAATTCTTGATACCTTAGTTCCTGAATAGATTGGATCACCAGCTCTTGGATAACGATGCTTAGTAGCATTACTATCTTGAGAACATGTGAATACTAAAGATCCAGTAGCAATTTTAACACTAGTTCCTTTACTGAGACTATGTGTACCTATACCTAATACCAAATTACCTGTTGCAGCATCATAAGTTGCAGTAGATACTCCGTAAGGAATTGTAGTTGATATACCAACATCAACCATAATCAAATCAGTAGATGTTAATGCAACACCAATAGTTTTTCTATAAATTGGATCAGTTCTACGTGGATATGCATGAACACTACCATGATTGTCCATATCACAAGACATCTTGATAGATTCTGTTGCAATTCCAATCGTACTTTGTGCTATCTGAATACCATTTGCAGTAGCAGCAAAGAATGTATGAATTGAAGTATTTGTAGAAGGAACAGATTCTAATACTTGAACTTCAAAAGTTGTTGATGAAGTTACATTTGCTTGTAACCAATTAGTTCCTGCTGGATCATGTGGTCTTGGATATTTGTGTTCTGAACCATAACTATCCAAAGCACACTTAAAGGTTAATGATTCGTCAGCAAATTTAATCCATTGTCCACTGGTTATATTATGTCCACCAGAGACTGTGCAAGTAAGAATACCAACATTACCATCATATGTTGCACCTGTTGCAGTAGTAGTTGCTGCACCAGATAAGTTGTGTCCTGGAACTGTTAATACTAAAAGACCATTACCACTAGAGTACTGTACATAAGTTGGAGTGTACTTAGTATTTGTTCCACCAACACTAATTGAATCACCTTCAGCACTTACAAATAGATGATTATAAGTACCACCAGTATGAACAACAGATCTACTAATTCCACCAGTTGTAGCAGATACAAAAGTATGAACACCAACGTTTGTAGATGGAATAGTATCTAAGACTTGAACATCAAAAGTATCT